TTGGGCCCCGTGCACCCGACTCCTCACCCCACTGCCAGAGCACGCCACAGCAATCCTCACACCCGATGTTGCTGATCATGCGACGCCCGGCGGTGTCTGAATGCCCGCCGGTGGTCACAGGGTTCGCCGACCCCGCAATGTTGGTGCCTTGATTAGATCCTAATGACAACGCGACAAATTCGGTCTGCGTTGGCATCCTCTTGCCTATACGACCAAGCCATTGGCTGAATTTGTACCAGTGGAACTTCACGGCTGTACCGCCGGTCACAAAGGCCGCCCCACTGATTGATGCCAGCTCATCAGAGTCGATGCTGTTTAGGTATATATCCACCCAGTGGCCGGAAGGGGAGTAGACCATGCCACGAGTGTCAGGACACCGTGGGCGGTGCTTCAAGTCCCAAACAGACCGCGGAAGGACGTCCCCCGCGACATATCCCGTCAACCAGTGTCCGGCGATAGTCCCCACGTTCGCACAGAGACAATGAAAGCCTCCAACCTTGAATGAGTTTGCCGTGGTCTTGCCGGCCGGGCAGCAATTGTCTGCAGATAACAGGATATCTGGAGTCCGTCCGCTTTCCGGAATACAAGCATACACATAAAAGTCCTTCCCGGCACGGTTTGCTGGTGTTGCATAGTCGCTGTCGTCCCAGTTCGCAGCCGTGTTGAGGTCAAGCGCGACACCTGAAAGGGTGTAGCCCTGACCGCCCATGTGGGTCAGCATCCACGATGGAGAAACAATAGTACGCCGAGACGCCGCATCTGTTGACGCGCCGCCTGTCCAGACATTCGACCGCTCGTATATGCCACCGTCTGCATCAGAGCCAATGGCAAGGTTGGAGCCATCCCTGTTCATCAGAGTTTCTATCTTATCCCGCACCGCATTCTTGCTCGGGGCAATAGATGTAGCTCCATTCCAACTTGTTGCATTATAAGCATCATCGGAAACTGGACCGGTGTCGTAGACCCGATGCAAGACCCACCTTCCGGGATTAGCCCCTGCGTCCTGCGGTGCGATAACATTAGGGACGTCCTGAGATGCTTCCGAAAGCCCATCATAGACGTAATGATACGCACAATCACCCTGCTTGATAACTACGCACAGGTCTCCGCCCTGAAGGTCTGCGTGCGGTATGGAGTTTAAGGGCGCAGAACCGTCTATCAGCCCGTCGGCAGCCCACTTATACGTGTCTCGTGACATTCTCTTATACCCTCCGTATGTTTGGGTCGTCTCGCATCTCGACTTCCTCTTTCATCCCCAGTGCCCTGAGAAACATCGACATATGTGTTGACGCCAGGTTGATGTGTTCGGGTTCCCCGGATACCGCCTTCGCGACGATGTAGTGTATGATGGCATTTGCGTATATATCTGACAGCGACATCGTTGTATCCTCGGCATCTTTTAAGACCGCGGGGGGCGTTTCGGGACACGAGATCAGGACGTATCCCTGAGCTGCCGCGGGCTGTGGGGGATAGACCTCGAACCTTCGCGGATCACGGTCATCATACATATAGAGCTTGACCTCGGTCGAGGGCGCATCAGTAGCCCACGAGGGATGCTGCGCATTCAGCAGCCGCCTGTCGATGAGATCAATATAAGCGCCAGGTGTTACCCCGTCGGCCCCCATGTTGCGAATGACTGCGTTCAGTGCAATGGCTGTTGCGGGTATCTCCTGCATTGTGCCCGCTGCCAGTTGCATCGTGTCGGTGACAACATGCGCATCGGGCTTGTATAAAACCACTTCTCTCTGCGCGTCATTGAACCACCCCCACAGTTCGTCCTCTGTGTACCGGTCGAACCCCTCATCTTGTAGGATGATTGCCGCCTTGCTTATGCAATCATCAGCTTTTATAGTCGGCATGATATATGCGCCCCTCGTTAAAAGTTATGCGCCCAGCGTTAAAAGTATTGAACCGTCCTTGGAAAGTAGTAAATCGTTTTTGGTGCTTCCGCCGCAATAACCGCCAGTTTTGACAGGGCATTGCTATGTTCGTCCAAGTGATATTGCATGTTGTTATACTTCAGTTCAGCCTCTTCCCTTACCCTCTGAAGTAGCCTAGCCGTTGCTCCATCGACCAACAACCCTTCGTGGAGCGCAACGGGCAGGCAGTGGGGTTCATCGTCGTCATTTTCCAAGTCATCGGGTACGCGGTAGTACGTAATAGATATTTCCTCGTCACTCCCGATTTCCGGGCACGGGCGACCATAAAGATAGGTTCCGTCAGTTGCCACCGAATCAACAGAATCAATCTCATTGACGCTGTTATCTCGGTCTAGGCCGGTGACGGTCTGATATATCCTTTCAATTTTCAGTCCTGTCGTCGCATTGTGTACGATAATCATGTCGTGATCGTAGTCGCGCGGCATCTTTCCCTTGGCCTCGTATCGTTCTTCGTCGCCACCAAGTGTCTCCGTAGACAGGTCAATAGTTCGTGTATTGAGAAGCGCTCTCAGGCAAAACTGCGATGCTATCTCGCGTATAAGGCGATTGACCTGCTTGTCGATGATGGCATCAAGGAAATACGCCGACGGGTGGATTGCTTTAATGTTGAAATTTACACTGTCTCGTATTTCACTAAGGTTCATGTGTCACCCCCCTACGTAGCTTTCGTGACAGGACATCTTTCTCCGGGAAACATGCGGTCCCATTTCGCTACAGCGACGTTCCGCGCCTCTACCGGCATTTCTGCTACCTTCGAGGCATTTTCTATCATCCATTCCTTGAACTTGTCTTTCGTCAGCGGCATGAACTCTCGCGTTGCAAGCCCGATAATATCAGCTGCGCTGCTCGTGTTGGATTTGGGGTTATCGCGGGTCTCCTCTTGCCGCCTCTCCTGTTTTTCCTTGCTGGCTGCCACTTCCCTGCGCACCGTTTCGTCAAAAATCCGGTAAAACCCCGAAGCAATCAAGTGGTCACGATGTTCTTCCGAATTGACATCAGCCACTCGCGCTCCGTGCCCGTCGTCTTCAAATCGGTACTTGAACCCGGCTATGTTTACTTCGGTCGGCCCTTCTCTATCAATAAGACATTCCATTAACATAATGATACCTCCCTCCATCACCTTCTTCTTTTGTTTTGTGCAGGAAGGGGGCGAGGCAACCCCCTCCCTGCGGTCAGCCCATGGGCCAGATATGCCGACGTATTATGCCCCTTCGTCGTACTCGGCGGCCCTGTATACAAGGACACCACGAATGATTCCCCTTTGCAACGGTACGGCATCCACGCCGCCGCTGAGCGTTTCGCCGCTTACCGTTATGTTGGTCCCGTTTTTCGCCAGAGCGATAGAGTTCCCAGCGGCCCCGGCTTCGGCTGCTTCCACGGTGATGATGTAATCACCGCTCGACTCCTCGATGTCAACGGCGACAACCGAAGGATGTGCCGCAGCAACACTATAGATCACGCCATCGTTGCTTTCAGGATCAGTACGGTTAATTGCCGCAAACAAATTGTCAGCAGTGTCTTCAGCCGATGTTCCGACCAGCACATCACCCTCGGTAGACGGGGTTCCTGAAACGAAGGTGTACGTTTTGTCACCAATCGTTATGTCGTCGTTCGCAGTGACATTGCCGGTCCCGATGGTAATGGTCCCGGTCGATGCTTCGGCAGCTACGCCAGCCGCATCAATACGGGCGGCAATGATCCGATCCGATGGTTTGGCATCGGCAATAACGACACTCTCCATCAGTGCGGCTCCGCCGGTCTGCCCGACAGTAGATTCGTCGATCATGATTGTCTCGCTGTCCAAATCTCCCGTATCTTTGTCGTACACACCAGCCGACAGTTTCAGATTTGTCCCCGTATCAAGATCGTCGGGTACCAGGGCGAAGTCTATGGGAACGCAGTCTGCCGGAAGAACGCACAGTCCAATTACATCACCAACAAGCATTTCTTCAGGCTCCATGGTCCGCTTGCCGCACGAAACATACGCCACGCCTGCCGCTTGAGGGACAGCGGGCGGACGGTACGCCTCCACGGTTCCCGATTCATAATATGACATGGTTGCCCCTCCTTATTCGCCATACTCGACGGCGCGGTACAGCAACGTGCCGTACAGGGTTCCGGCGACAGCAGTACCCGCTGCCGTGGCGTTTTTAATCGCGATGATCCGCGCATTGTCATTGTCCACGTCAATCCCACTCATGAGATTCAGCTTGTCGGCCCTTGCAATGCCGCCGGTCTGCCCGACAGTAGATTCGGTAATAAAATCAGAACCGGCAATAAGGTCGGTTGCGTTCTCATTGAGGATTCCAACGGTCAACTTATTGGCAGTTCCACTGTCGATGTCATCGGAACCGAGAATGAAGTCCACGCCGACACACCCTGCGGGCAGTACGGCAATACCGACAAGATCGCCCGTCGTGAAAGTATCACCAACGGTGTACTTTCCTGAACTGCAATATATAACACCGGCCTGAACGGGGTATGCTTCAGGCCTTCCCCCTTTTACTGTTTCGCTTTCAAAGTAACTCATTTTCGTGCCCTCCCTCTTTTAAGGAACAGAAATTTTTGCTTCACCACCGACAATCAGATCAGATTAGGCTCCGGGCTTCTTCGCTGCCGTATCAATGACCATGACGCCGTAATCCAGTCCATTATAGGTGACCTTTTTGACACCCATGATGCAACTAGACGTGATGAAGAGCTTGTCGCCGTTATCGCGGGTTTCCTCGTGCCATTTGTACCGGAGACCGTTGCCGGGCGATCCGTATGCCACGACAAGCGCCTGTTCGCCAAGGAAGAGACTCCGCGTTGCCTTGACGTTGCCATCGGCACCGTAATCGGTGAACCTGATACATGCTTTGTGCTCCTGCAGCACAACGTTGTTGTGCATACCGAGAGCGCCGGTGAAAATAGGCGACTTTCTTCCGAGGGCAGCCGCTGCGGCTTTCTGAATTGACAGCCAGCCGTTTGCGCCGGTATCCTGCTTCATGTCATAGACCTGATACCCATCGCCGACCCACACGTAGTGTTCTTCGCCCTCAACCTTCACGGGAAGCAGCTGAGGGATTCCCTGAGTGCCTCCGCCCATCATAGAGGCATAGGCTTTGGCTCTATCGATTTCCGAGACCGTCATGGTATCACTGTCAGTCAGCGTTGCCTTTGTCTTACCGCCAGCCACGATAAGGTGGTTGGAATCAGGGGCCGTCAGACTGTTATTCGCAAACCCCGTGTAGTTCAGGGGATAGACATACTCGGTATTGGCACCGCGTGCGCCCGAAGCGTACATGAAGCACAGCTCATCAAATACGCGCGCCCACCATTCGGATTCGCGTTTGCGAGCGACCTTGCGTAGCTTATGGATGGTCCTTTTCCGCGACATGGTATCGCCAGCGTTCACACCGCCCCTGAGCTGGTCGATGTACAGCGAATCGGTGTAAAACTGGAGACTTTCTTCTTTGTTTTCCAGGACGGCCCGGCCTTCAACCGGCTGCATCTTGAGCTGCATGGACAGATCGAAAGAGATCAGATCGCCCGCGGTATTCTCAAGGTCGGTCAGCCGCTGAAGGGGCATCGATGCGTTTTCGCCCTCACCCATGAATTTTCTTGACCAATAACTCTGACGGGGCGTATCAACCGCCAGGAAGGCCGAATACTTTTTAACTGCCTTTTCATTTCCTACTTCAATTATTGTTGCTCCCATGGTTCTTTCCTCCTTGTTATAAGACATTAAAGGGTTGTTTTGTGCTGCTATTTATATCGTCGTCGTTACCCCTTTTTCCGGCTATAAAGGAACCGGCTGGCTTATTATGGGAGCCTGGGTACAACATGAGGGCGCAGCAGCATCGCCCTATTTTTTCATGGGACTACGCATCTTTGCGATAGCCCGCATTTCGTTTGTCTTGTCCTGCTGTTCTTTCAGCATGATCTTGGCCCGTTTGACCGCCGCCTGCATTCGTTTCTGGTCTTTCTTTATCGCGGCAGCCTCCGTCAATATTCTGACATCTTCTTCCTCTCGCCATCTTTTTTCTTCTGCGCTTTCCGCAGCTCCGATTGACATTGGCTGTTACCTCCCGGTTAAATCTCGTTTTCCCATGCCTCGCGGTCAGCATCGGATAATTTATTGAGTGCGCGCTCAAGGTCTTCGCCGTTCAACTTGTCAAGATAGTCAAAACGTCCAGCACCATCGTCACGATCCGCAGACGAAACGTCTTTCAGTGTCGTCGGCGCTCCGCCACGAGAACGCATTGCGTCTTTTTTTGCGGCCTTATTGATGAGTGCCGCTTTCTTGTCTCCCGTCTTCTCTGTATCACCATCCTTGCCAGGGATCAGGTATGCCATGTTGCTGTACGCCTTTTTCAGGATGTCATAATCGCCCATCGACGTGCTCTCTTCGCTCCTGAGTATGTCGTTGACCTCTTCCGCGAATAGCCGCCGAATACGCGGGTCTTCAGAGATTTCGGGATGGAGTGACAAATAATGGTTTTGAGCCCCTATCCAATTTGCATTTATCGTCGCTTCCAACAGCTTGTCGGCCATCCTGTTTTCCGATTGTAGGCCGATCTTTTCCTCGTTGAGTGCTTCAATCTTGGTATGATACTCGTCGAAGTCAATATCTCCGCTGTCTAATTGTTCTTTTGCGGCATTTATTTCTTTCTGCAATTCGGCAATGCGAGCGTTGTTCGCTTCTTTGTCGATATTCAGCAACGGTGCCGAAGGCGGAGGGGAAATAATTTCTTCCTTGGTTTCCTCTTCTTCCTCTCCTGCCTTTTCCTCGTCGCCGTCTCCGGTTTTTTCCTTCACTTCAGTCTCTTCTTCATCGCCGGCTTTCTTTTCCTCGTCGCCGGTCTGTTGTCCTGAATCGTCTCCGCTGGTGTCTTCATCGGGCTGCACATTCGTTTCTTCTTCTTCGTCTTCCTCGTCTTCTTTCAGTGCGGCAATTTCTTCCTCGCTTAATCCCATGCCTTCATAATCTTCTGTCGTCATGTCATACCTCCTTTTTATTCGGCAATTCGCCTATTTTCGATATTACTCAGTACCTTCGCGCGTTCCACAGTTCCCTTGTCCTTCACGTATTTTGCCTCGGCTTCTATTTTGGCTGTCTCCGCTGCCGCTTTGTCGGCTTCAGCTTCGGCTTTTTCTGTCTTAGCCATTGCCATGCGAAGCTCAAGTTCCTGAATCAACTGGGCCATTTCTGCTTCTTGTGCTGCGGCCTGTTGAGCCTGTGCCTGTTTTTCTGGCGACTCGTCTTCAACGTTCTCATCGGGGTCTGTCTCCCCGGTCAATGCTCTGATGCGTTCGACGTAAACATCCTTGCCCGGCAGGTCAGACAAATCAAAGATCAGGTCGAGTAAATGTATGGCGATTTCCGGAGGCACTATCTTGACAAGTTCGATCAACGAATCAAACATTGACTGCCTGATAGACGCATTGAATGTCTGCTGATCGACAACGAAGTCGGCTTTCCTTGCCGTTATGTCGTTCAACTCGCCATCCTCGTCCGGTGTTTCGCGGTTGACCGTGACAAATTCAGTTTGCCCGCGCTCTCCCACTATACGAAACGTGCGCTCTTCGGGGCAGAATTGCTCAATCAGCGACAACTCCATCTCTCCGGCCAGCTGAATTGCGAGCCTGAGATTATCATAAAGCTCTGATGTGACAGTGTTCCCCTGCTCCTGACGTGCCTGTATTGCCCGCCCAGAGGTAGCATTGGTCTGTCTTCCCATGTTTTCGTCTGTGACGCCGGTGCCCTCTTGGATGAGCTTGGCGTCTAGGCTCATCAACTCAATGTGTCCCTGGGCCAGGTTTGCGTTTGTTTCTATTCTTACCTCGGCTCCGCGCTTCTTCCTGACAACGCCATCCGGGCGGTTTGCCTGCAAATATAGCTCGTCCCAGTTATCGGTAGCATCATCGTCAGCAATGATGCGATTGGTGGACAGCAGATAAAGCGATTTGCTCCACCGCTTGTTTATGTCGTCCTGTATGTCGATAATGTTCCTCGTGACGCCGTATGACTCCCCGCTGCGCTTCCGCCGATAGCCCCATACCGGGATGAAGGGTATCCTGTTGTGCGCATACACCGACTCTTGGTCTTGTAGTGGATGATCCATGCCTTCAGCAAATATCATGCACCTGACCGTTTTCTTTACTGCATCGAATGTCGATGCGTACCCCGATTCTACTAATTGAGCCATGTACTCGTTATCTTTCTGGTATACGCGCCCCGAAAGGGTACCAATATCTTCGCCCGTAAGTATCGTGCGACGTTCCGGCTGTATATACCAGCATTCAACCAGTGTAACCCGTGATCGTGTCTGATCCGCAAGTTCCTCATCTTCGCCGCCGACATCTGTGTCATCGTCCATTATAATCTCATCGTATGAGGCAATCTCCCCGGCCTTCGCTGCGGCCGCTATAAGATCGGAGGCATGATCGGGAAACATGGCGACGGCAATATCCAGGTCGGTCTTGCGACGTCGGAACAGGTAGCGGGCATCGGAATAATCCAATTCGACGGAATACTTGTCTTCCCATATATTGATCCAATCTTCGTATCGGTAATATATGGGCTCATCTTCGGGATCATCTCGTACCCCGAGTTCCAACCAGCCGAGACCTGATATTATCGCATCGGAAAACGCCTGAGAGCGATGATATGGTTCATGGTTGACGTCCGAGTAGTACTTCATGATCTTGGTTTTTATTTCGGCGTTTTTTGCGTCGTCTTGCTGCCGCGGGAGCACCCGGTAATCAATGCGCATTCTTCGCTGCGTCCCTTTTATCCAGTCTATCGCAGGCTTGATGCGGTTGATATTGACCTTTTTCTGGCCCCGGCTCTCCAGGATCAATGCGTCCATCTGGTCCCAAGAGTCACCTTCGTAGCAATCGTGATCCTTCAGGCGTCGTTTCCTATTGTCTGCGTGCAATGTTCGCGCTTCGTGCCACCATGCTTTTACGCGCCGGAACCGGCGCATGACCTCTGCGCTGCGCATTTTTGGATTGCCCCTGCCCTGATCGGGATTGATTCCCATATCCTTAATGTTTTGCGCATCGGTAGGGGCCTCGTTATAGTGGCCCATATCTATGTTATCCCACACGCCCATGCTTCTTTCCTCGCGCTTACGCCGGCAACAACAATCCCGAGGCAGTTACGCCGTAATGACACGGGACTCCGTCAATAACCATCTTTGCCTCACCGACAATTTCTGGGTTCCGATGCGCTTCCGTCGTATCACCGATTGCTGAAAGCAACTCGTCGATTCCCGACTGTATGCACGCCGCAACTTCCGCCATATCCCGCACAGAGGGATCACCCAGGTCAAACAGTTCATACACCCGAGCACAGACCGAGAACATATAGTCATAAAATTGATCCCGATCGTTTAATTCTTCGGAAAATTTCCATAGGTCCTGCTCCCGGATAACCCATCGTTTGTCGTGATTCGATGATCGGGGCTGCGCGGGAGCCAAAACCAAAACCACCTGTTCCCTGCCGTCAAGTTCTATAAGATCAAGATACCGTCTTATCTGCATGGTTTGCCGTCCCCCCTATATTGCCATTGCGCTTTTCGGCTGTGAGCGTATGAGATTGCTGGTAGTATATGTTTCCTCGATATACCCCCGAGCGCCGGTACGAAGCGCATCTGCCGGATGAGACGCCCAGTCATGGAGCGGTCTATCGTGGAATGACGCCAGTTTCTCGTCCCACTCTCGCCTGTAATGGTCGAGCGCCTTAATCAGCTCGGCGCAGTTTTGCTCATCGATCAGCGTCATAGAGAGGAACCGTCTAACGTCGTCAATGCCGTCGTTGAGATTGCCTCGCTCGACGACTCTGGTCTTCTGCCCTGGCATCAGCCCTTGGAACACGGCAACCCGGCTTTTGTTGTCTTCTCTTGAGTAGTCGGTCACGTTCATGTCGTGCGGAAAATAGTGCGTACCGTACACGTATCCCTTCTCTTGCAGGACCTGGACATAATGCCCTATGGATTCGCCGCTGCTGGCGTAATAGTCGATAAGCCTGTGTTGGAGACCAACCCGCTGGTGAAATATAATGCTGTTCTCGTCGTTGCGGCCCAAGTCCCAAAACGTGTTAACGGGCACACGTGGATCAAGAGGGACAATTGTGATACGTCCCTGCTTGCGCATGCGGGTCATCTCGCGCTCGTAATATGCCCCCATGATTGCGACCTGAAACGGCTCATCCGGGGTCGAAGGAAACTCACGGAACATCTTGTCCCCCTGAGTTTCTTCCTTAACGCAGTACCATGCCTTCTGTTCGTGAGTCAGCGTAACGCCCATTTCTGCTTGCACTTTCTCGAAATAGTGTTCCATTTCTTGAGGGATCACGACTTCAGCCGCATCTTCAGGCGACAGAGCGTTCTTTGGATCATTGAACCAAGGTACGAACAGAAATTTGAAGTCCAGTTTCGTCAATTTTTTCCCCTTATTTGCTGCGTCGCGCGCACGTTTACACATCTCGTAAAACTCGCCGTATGCACCTTCCGCCGTTGATTCAATCCACACCTTTTCGCCGCCATGAATCGCATTGAGCGATCCAGTAATAATCTCTTCGGCTTTGTGCGGATAGTTTGCGCATATCTTGCCAAACTCCGATATGTGCAATCGCTGTACCGTCGCAGAGCGCATTGATACACCGACATACACAGTTGAACCGTTGCCGAATGCCAGCTCAGTCCGGCTGTCCGTCGTAAGCGGTGCCATATCTTTAATGGCCCGGGGCAAGTTACGGTAAGGATATTGGATTTTTCGCCGGAATATCTTTGCCGCATCATCCTTGTTATGAGCGATGATGCCCGCCTCCAGGTGTTGTGTGAACAAACAATCATCAAGGAAGCACAGGTCGATAAACGTTGTGCCGCCGAACTGACGAGCCTTGAGAAGTACATTGAGGTACCACGAATGATCCCACAACCATTGCTGAGACGCATTACACCTGAATTTAACGGGAATGCCGTGCTCATTAACGATCCAGTACAAATTGTTGAGCCGCCACCACTTAGAGTGCATGTACTCGCGCAGGTCTGACAATTCCATGCTCTCTGCAACCGGGTTGCGATACGACATGAGATCGTCGGTACTGAGCAGCTGGTCGTCATCTCGCTCATTCATGGTTCTCCCGTTTTCGCTTGAGGTCTCCCGTCTCAAGTTTCGGCCCTTCGTTCCACAAGCGCCCGGGCTCTTGCGCTCCCCATATCTCTTCGATAATCTGCTTCATCGGGACCATGCCTTCAGGCATTCCGTCTGAGTCAACGGTCTGCTTTCTCTCCACGATGAGCCCGTAATACTTCATGAGCAGCTCCAGAGCTTTCAGCTTGTCTTGAATCTTGAACCTAACGGTTCCCCCTCGGTCAGTGACGGTCTCCGTGACCTCCGCCACGCCAGCCAGCACTTCCTCGGTCATGTCCTTTGAGTGCTTCAGAACGACGCCCTTCGGGCCGAAGGTCAGATAGTTGCCGATATTAGCGAACGCGCTGGCTTCCAGTTCCTTCCGGATGCGGGCCACGACGTCCCTGTTCTGTTCTCGTGCTTCTTCCTGCCGCCGCGCGATTTCAGCGGCGACGTGATCCTTTGCCAGCAGGCGCGCAGCGTTAACGCCCGCAACCTTGTTGCTCTTAACCGTAGTATATACAGCGAGGTAGGCTTCCGTTGCGTTAAACCTGCGAGCGAAATACTCATCGACAAACATTAGCTGTCGTGGTGTCAGTTTTCTGTCTTCAGTTGATTTCATCACCTGGATTCCTTCTTTTTTTCTCGGCCCCGGCCTCTTTGATGACACGGAACGTCACCTCAGCCACTACCTTCCTGTTCGCCAAGATTGCCAGGATTGCTATTGATTTTTCGTCGTTTTCGAAGCAATCTAGCTCCACCCGCATCCCACCAGCAGCCTTGAGCGTCTTACAACCCACTATCTGGGCCTGCGGTATTGTCACGATTTTGTTGCCATCGTCTGCCATTTTTCAATTCCTTGACCTGTACTTCCACGATCCCCACTCGCGTCTCAACGGTCCCAACCCTGCGATATAACTCATGATGATCCTCACGGTTTTGCTCTGAGAACACGTCAATCGCCATTTCAATACGCAGCATCCATCGCCGTATGAAAAATGCGAGTATCGATAACAATAGTGCCAATAATGCGCCGGTTGATATCAGGTCCACGCCTTCGCTCATGTCTGTACGTGCTCCCTTCTTCTCATCAGTGGTTTTTTTGGTCCTTTTGCTGGACTTCCAGTTCTTTCAGCTTATTACGTCCCCAGGCCGACACGCCAAGGATAGCTCCCGGAATCGTAAACAATGTAGTAAACGCACCGATGATGACTGGTATTTGCCCGACGGCCATGGCGTCCTGCTCGATGATTGCGCGGTAGGCCAGCACACAAACAAAGACACAGACAACAAAAAAAGCAGCCCCGGAGATAAACCCCCAAAAAGGCCGCCAAGTGTATTGAGGCCAGTGCTCCGATTGTGATTCGGCCCGCATCGTAGCGTTGACCGCCTCAATCTGTGCGGTTTCCGCCGTCAGCATCAGGCGGGTCAGTTCGGTTTTGTGCGTGATTTCCAATTCCCGGATTTTTGCGAGCGCTGCCGGATCGCTTTGCAGAGCCATCTCAATCACATCAGGCGTCGGCTCACCCTCCACACCAAGTGCTCCTGCAACCATCTTGACGGCCGTGCCAGCCGCAGAGCCCACGGGACCGCCGATCAGACCACCTAGCAACGGTGCCGCTTGTGATACAGTTTCGGCTACTTTACGCCATCCATTTTTTGCCATATCACGTGCTCCCTTCTTCAATGATAATACGCCCCACTATCGCCCAGAACTGGCGGGGTTGATGAGGTAAATAGTAGTATGCACGGCTCCCGCTAACGGTGTCGCATGCCCAGGACACACGGTAAGACCGCAGGTCTATATGCATCATCGGCCAGGGCTGACCGTCGGGACCGCGTGTATCGGCATAGAGCCCGATTCCGCCGATTTCGGGGATTGCTTGAGCGGCAAGCCACAAATCGAGCACGCGGCCACGCGCAGGAAATATGTCGCCAGCGTCACTCAGCCGCCCGACAGCGTAATGTCGTGATGTCTCTGATCCTGATGTGCGGCCCCACGCACCTTGGACGGGCGAAGGGGTAATGGGAATGCCGGTAAGTGTGCGGAGGCGCTCAATGACGTGAATCAGCTCTGCGTCTACAAGTGATAAGTCGATGCCGTACTGAGCAAACTCAGGGAAATGCGGGTAGTGGAAAGGTTGTGAAAGTGTTGATGCTGGTATGCCCATGCCCATGTCGTGCATGTCTCCGTACTTGTGATGCGTCAATTGTACCACTTGTTTGTCGGTGACAGATCAAAAGTGCAGATAATTACTCGCAAATAGCAGACTTCGACGCGCAAAAACTCGCAAATGACTATTGGATAAAGGTCTACGGCCTCGTTCGTACTAGCGGGCTCTAGCTATGGTATTGTTATTTCTACCCATTTCATTTTTTTTATTTTTTTCACTTTTTTTCTTGACAATCTTCTAGTGAATTGCTAGACATATATCAAAACTACGAAGGGAGGGAGTCATGGAATCAACCTGCAAGGTATGTCATCGGAAGCTATCGAACCCCGAGAGTATCAAAAGTGGAATGGGCCCTGTATGCGCGGGTAAGGCGGCCAGTAAGGCTGCAACGCATAGCGACGACAGCATGATAGCCGATCGCGTTCAGGGGCGGCTTGACAACGAAGTCATTCTCTGCCGGGATCAAGACGGCATCGTAACCAATGTTCCGCACCGTAAGGTGTATCACAGCCCTTGCGGCTATGAATGGGGCTATGGCGGGTCCGGTCCCGCCGATTTGGCGCTTAACATCTTGTTGGCGCTTGTCCCGGAGGAGGATGCCTGGGCACTGTACCAAAAGTTTAAGCAGAAGTTTATCGCGCTTATGCCCCGCGAGGGGGGGACGATCCTGGTACGGGATATTCGGGCTTGGGTCGCTATGGAAAGGCTGAAGACCCTATTGCA